TCGTCTAAATCCCAAATTCTTTTCCCTAAATCGTCTACGCAATAAGGGAAGTTGTTATTAGTTTTTGCTTCATTTGCTTTAACATAATGAATTGGCAAGTCGTATAAGAAGCGACCAACACCCCATTTAACCGCCGCTCTTTTGAATGCGTCTGATGAATGTCCCTTCTCTGCTTCCATATTACTTTCTGAACCAGTATCAGATTTCCATATCCAGTCATCACAAACTCTTATTCCGATTGAACAAAATAACATTCCATTTTCAGAGTAATATTTATCTTGCCAATTTTCTTGTCCGACAACTTCGTCTAAGATGTTTTGAACATCTCTACTATCAATATAAGCAACACATTGAGCTAATGGCTTATTTTTTGAGAAAGATTGAACTCTCCAATGATGAGGTATTACTTTTTTTAAATCTTTTAAGTTCATATTTTTATTTATTAAGTTTTTCATTTAGATACCAATTAGTCTTATCACTTCTATCACTTCTATTACCTCTATCACTTCTATCACTTCTATTACTTGTTTTTGGCTTGTAGTTTATTATTTCAGTGATAACTTTTAATGGGTGTTTGCCATCTCTGGTTACTTCTAACATTGAGTCAAGATGTAAAAGAGATGCTAAAAAGTTTCTTTGCTTTTCTGATAATTTTTCTAATGTTTCTTCTAAAACTATATAACCAAGTCTTTCTGATAATCTACTAGCTAATTCTTTTGTATTGTTTGGATTAAACATATTATTCGTTGTAATTAGACCATTGAACACTATCACCCATCCAAAGTATTTTATCTTCTTCTATTCCTGATATTTGTAGTCCGCAATGTTCCCCACATTCAGAGCAAAATCCTTCTTCTCCATTTGATTGATTTACTGAAGCTTGGCAACAATTTGATACTTCACTAAAATTGCTTTCAAATTCATCTTTTGTGCCTAACATATCTAATGTTTGTTTTGGTGATAAAATGTTCATACGATTTTTATTTAGTTTATTATTTAAGACCAGAGATAGGTATCGGCTTTAATTCTCTTTTCGCAAAGGTGGTTTTTATCACCGACCCTTATCTCTAGTTTTAATGTTCACTTATATTATAGCATTCTGATAAAGTTTGTCAAGTGTTTTGCTTTTAAGTTATCCACAGGCACTTTATCTTACAATTATATTATATACTTATTAAAATAATATGTCAAGTGTTTGGATAATTTTGTATTTGATAATTTAATATATTTTTATATTTATTGCCATACTTTTTAACATAAGTATCTCTCATTCTTGTTAGCACTTGAAGACTTATATCTTCTAAGTTATAATATAGTAAGTTCTTTTTATAGTAATTATTATAAACAAACGACCTAAAAGACGCTATTGTAGATTTACATTTTCTACAATATATTCTATGAGCCATTGGTCTGTCTATTTTACATCCACAATTAAGACAATATTCAGCCTTTTCTATTATTACGCTTTTAGTTCCCATATACCAACCTAATTCCCAGCCAGTTTTAGAGCATAATACATTATGAGTTTTACATATTTTAGTAATAGCTATCGTATCGTCATATTTTGTTGCTATCATTTCAATATTACAACCTTTTAATGAGTGATGAAATTTATCATTATCTTTTATTTCCTTATAATTACTTGGTGTAATTTCCTGATGTTCTTTTAAGTATTTTTTCATAGTTTTATTTTATAATTTAAGTATAGCAGTTTAAATAAATAAGTCAAGTTTTTTTAATTACAAAAAAACACACTCTAAAACCCCTATAAATAAAGCTCTTTTTCTGTTTGAATGTTTTTGCTAATTATGCTATATTTAAAGTAGATAATTAAATGTTATCTAAATGAAAAAACAAACAACAAAGAAAATCCGAGTTCGCCCAAGTAATAGTCGTAAGCAACTAAAAAAAGACTTGGGTTTTTCGGTTAATAAGATAATTTCCTCTAAAGGAGTTGAGATAGACTTGACGGATGAAGCATTTAGTGGAGGAATTATAATAGATTTAAGTAGATAAAAAATATATAGAGCATTTTGCTCGATGGTTGTAGCTCACGTAAGTGGGGGTAGTGGGCATTTCACTCCCCCAGCCATTTCTTAATTATTAATGCCAATAATATGGAAAAAACATTCAGCACATTTTCAGTTATACCAACTGAAATAATGGTAAGTAAAGAAATATCAAGCACAGCTAAAATAGTTTATGGACTAATTAGCTCATTAACAAATGAAAAAGGCTACTGCTGGGCTAATAATAAATATTTAGGTGAACTAGTAAACAAAGAAGAAAGGCAAATATCAAACATTATTAATAAATTGTCAAAACTTGGACTTATAGTAAGTGAAATGGAAAACAATTACAAGAGAAAAATAACCTTAACTGGTAAGATAGCCACGCAAAAAATTACTAGGGGGGTAGCAAAAAAATGCGTAGGGGGTAGCAAAAAAATGCTACATAATAATATAATAGAAAAAGATAAAGATAATATATATATAGCAGATAAATCTGCCAATGATAATTTAAGCGAAAATAAGCCAAATATTAAGATACAAGATTTATATAATAAATTAGGCTTAAAAACACCAATTAAAAGTGTTTATCAATGGCAAGACGAAGCTAATAATGCCACTCAATATTTTAAAGATGGCGAGAGTAAGCGTTCAAGTATATTTAAGTGTTTTAAAGATAATCAACAAAAAGCTAGAATAGCATTTTCTGATTGTAAAGAATTGGGAAGAAAAGAAGTTCTTTATTTCTTAAAAGTTTATAACGAGCTAAAGAAGTGATTATATGTTTGACGCTAAAAAATCATTAGAAAAAAGAAAGAAAGTAATAATTGAATTAGAAAGTGTTAGTAAGAGTAAATATTTTAGTAGATTAAGAGAGCTTGGTATATATTCTTATAGTTAATATCTTAACTCTGAATACTGGAAGAATATTAAAAAAATAGTTTTCAAATATCTACTCATCCTTAGAGCCACACGGTATTGAAGATGATTGAGTTTAAATAAATATCACACCGAAGTTATTTCTCGGCTTGGAAGCTAGCAAAGAGGGGTGGGTAGACATATGAAAATTAAACCAAAAATAAGAATAGCTGGAAGAGATTTTGAAGTTAAATACATAAAAGGTTTAGCTGATGACGGCTCAACAGATTTTACTAATAATATAATACTTATAAGAGATGAATTATCAGAAGAAAATAAGCAAACCACTTTATTACACGAAATTATAGAATGTATTAATAGTATTTACGACCTTAATCTAAATCACCAAACAATACAGACATTAGAAGCTGGCTTATTTCAAATATATAAAGATAACGAATTATTATAACACCCCCAGGGGGTATCAAGATATGAAACAAAGTCAACTAAACATCCACCTTAAAAGAATAAAGAAAGAAAAAGCTAAAAAGAAAAAGTAATATGGCAGAAAAAGGAAGACCAACAAAATACTTAGAAGAATACAACAATAAGGTTGATGAATACTTAGAATTACACCAAGATAAAGAATTAGAAAGGGTGGGATTAAGAAGTGAAAAAGGTTATGAAAAATTAGATTATGTTTTAAAAGTTGATTTACCAACCATTGAAGGATTTGCTCTATTCTTAGGAGTAAATAAGACAACTTTATATGAATGGGATAAAAAATACCCAGATTTTTCCAACTCTTTAGATAAAATTAGAATAGAACAGCAAACAAGATTAATTAATGAAGGTTTAGCTGGTAATTATAATCCGACAATAGCTAAATTAATATTAAGTTCTAATCACGGAATGAGAGAAAAGACAGAACAAGACATAACTACTGGTGGAAAAGAAATAAATGCTATTAATTATATAGTGCCAAATGGAACTGACAATAAAACCAACGAAGAAGCAACACGAAGTATATCAAGCTCTGAATAATAAAGAGATTACTGATATATTTTTTGGTGGCGGAGCTGGAGGAGGAAAGACTTGGCTTATTTGTGAAAGCAGATTAATAAATGCTATAAGATTTCCTGGTTATCGTTCTTATATAGCTCGTGAAGAACTTAAAAGATTAATGCAGTCCACTTATGTTACTTGGACTAAAGTTTGTAAATACCACAATATACCAGAAAACTCTTGGTCTTTAAATGGACAATATAACTATATTCAGTTTACTAATGGAAGTCGTATTGACCTTTTAGATGCTAAGTTTCTCCCAACCGACCCTTTATACGAAAGATTTGGTTCACTGGAATATACAGATGGAGCTATTGAAGAAGCTGGAGAAATACACCCATTATTTAGAGATGTAATGCGTTCTCGTGTAGGAAGACATTTAAACGATAAAATACACCCTAGCACTTTAATTACAGGAAACCCAAAAAAGAATTGGACTTATAATGAGTTTTATAAACCGTGGAAAGAAGGAACGCTACCTAAAAATAAAGTATTTATTCAAGCACTTTACAATGATAATCCATATACAGCAGAAAGTTATGGAAACCAATTACTTCAATTAAGTGATATAAAGTTAAAACAAAGATTAATGGCTGGAAATTGGGAATATGAAAATGACCCTGATATGTTGATGAGTTATGACAATATAATTGATTTATTTACCAATTCAATAGAAGAAGTATCTGAAAAGTATATGACTATTGATGTGGCTCGTTTAGGAGTAGATAAGGCTGTTATAAAGATTTGGCAAGGATTAAGAGTAATATTTATAAAAACAATAGAAAAGTGTGGAATAGACCAATTAGAAATAGAATGTAGAACTTTAGCTAGTGAATATAAAATACCATTCTCACATATTATAGCAGATGAAGATGGAGTGGGTGGCGGATTAGTAGATAATATGAGGGGTATTAAAGGCTTTGTAGGAAATTCAACACCTTTAGAAGAAAATGGAGTTAAACCAAATTATAAAAATTTAAGAAGTCAATGTTATTACAAGTTAGCCAGTTATGTAAATAATCATAAAATGGCTATAAATTGTCAAGATGAAACAATAAAACAAAGTATAGTAGAAGAATTAGAACAAATTAAGGGTGCTAATATAGATAACACTGACCAAAAACGAAGTGTCATTTCAAAAGATAAAATTAAGGAGGTCTTAGGCAGAAGTCCCGACTACGCTGATACTTTAATGATGAGAATGTGGTTTGAAATAAAACCTCAAGCAACAAATATATTTAACCAATTACAACCTAAAAAAGGATTTATATAATATATGAAAAATGTAAGTGAAAGAGTAAGTCAGATAATAGACAACTGTAAAGAAAATTATTTAGAACTTAGCTCAAATAAGGATACTAAAATACTTTATAATCAGAGAGAAATAGTAACCAGAATTGATTATTATCTTAATAGCAGATATTTAGACAGAGATGATGACGCTATCTTTTGGAATTTATCAACACATAGAAAGGTTCATTTTGCTAAACATATCACTCCAGATACAAAAGACTTTTTACCTTATGGAATTGGAACGCTTAATCACTGGCAGTCTTGGTGTTTACGCAAAAAGGTTTCTCAATGGTTTGATGAAGAAAGGTTTTACCAAACTCTTAATAGCGTAGGAGATGCGACAGCTACTTATGGCTCAAGTGTATGGAAACGATACAAGGATGGTGGTAAGACTAAAATTAAAAAGGTTAGATTAAATAATATTTACTTTGACCGAAGCGTAGAATGGATTAAAGATGCTGATGGAATTGTAGAAATACACGAGCTTTCAAAAAAGCAACTATGGGATAAAGATGGAGTATGGGAGAATATCAAAGAAGTAATTGATAAGGAAGACACTCATAATTACGAAGTATGGGAGTTTTACGGCTATTATGGAGAAGATGGAGATAAACCAGAATATAAACACATTATAGGTTATGGTTTTGGAGATGACTATATAGAACTATGGAGTGAAGAAGTAGATAAATACGATTGCCCTTATGAAGATTTCCACATAGGAGAATATCAAGGTAGATGGCTTCGCATTGGAGTTGTAGAGAGACTATTTAAACTTCAAGAAAGAGTAAATCAATTAGTTAATCAAAACGCACAAGCAAGTGAAATAGCTTCATTACTTCTATTAAGAAGTGGAAATCCAGATAATGTAGGAAATGTCTTAGAGCAGGCTATTAATGGACAGATTATACCAGATGAAACCTTAGAGCAGATAGGTATATCTAATACAGGTTTAAATAACTTCTTAGCTGAATTACAATTAATTGAAAATCAAGCTGACAAGTTATGTTTTACACCTGATATTATACAAGGAAAGGCAAGTCCTTCTAATACTACATTTAGAGGTATAGCGGTAGAGAATGCTAACGCAGTAGACGCATTTAGAGAGATTAAACAAAACCTATTAGAGAAAATTGCTGATATCTTAATGGAATATGTATTCCCTGAAACAGTTAAAAATTGGAATCACGAAGATATAATTGAAATGGCAGAAGATGATGCTGATGTAGAAGAATATATAAACGCTTTACAACGCAAAGCTCAAATAGATTACTTACTAGCTAACGAAGGAAATGTAGTAACACCAGAGATTAAAAAGCGTATACTAGATAGAATAGAAGACGCAGTTAAACAACAAGGTCGTTCAATTAAAATACCTAAAAACTTCTTCAATTTTAAATGGGGCTTTAAGATGATGCCAACAGATGAAACAGTAGATAAGTCCGCTAGAAATGATGCCTACTTTAATGCTTTACAAATGACTAGTGTTAATCCTGCTATTACTGATATCCCACTATTTAGACAATATTGTGAAGATAATGGAATAAGTGCTTGGAAGCTAACCCCTAAACAAAAAGAAGAATTACAACAAGTAATGAATC